CAACACCGAACGTTTGATTACTATACCGGCGACTGAAACCACTGATGCGGTGATGGAGAGTGATACTGCGCTGCGGTTACGTGCTCAGGCTGCATTTGAAGGTCTCAGTGTTGCTGGACCCACTGCTGCATATGAGTACTTTGCAAAAAGTGTTAGTGGGAAAGTGGCTGATGCTAAAGCAACCAGCCCATCTCCGGCGGTGGTGGTCGTTTCCGTACTTTCTACACAAGGAGATGGTACCGCATCGACCGAGTTGCTGAACAATGTCAGAAATGCCCTCAATGCGGAGCACATACGTCCCGTTGGTGACAGGCTGACGGTGCAGAGCGCAACGATCATTCATTATCAGATTAATGCACGGCTGTATTTTTACCCTGGTCCGGAATCTGAGCCCATCCTTTTGGCTGCACAAAAATCTCTAGAGTCGTGGCTGAGTGAGCAAGGAAAGATTGGGCGTGATATTGCTCGCTCCGCCATTATGGCTGTATTGCATGTTCAGGGAGTGCAACGTGTGGAGCTGCTGGAGCCCGCTAGCGATATTGTTATCGATGATACACAGTCAGCACAATGTAACTCTTTTACTATCAATATAGGGGGAACAGATGAATAACAGCATACTCCCCCCGTCAGCTAGCACATTTATACGTAATACAGAAAGAGTCACGGAGCGGATAACCGATATCCCCATAGATCTTCGTACGCTCTGGGATCCTGATACATGCCCAGTGGAGTTGCTCCCTTATCTTGCGTGGTCGCTTTCAGTCGATAGGTGGGATAGAGACTGGCCGGAGCAAATTAAGCGTCAAGCAATTCGTGACTCATGGCTGATCCACAGACACAAAGGCACCATCAGCGCATTGCGACGTGCTGTAGAACCATTGGGTTACATCATCAATATTACTCAATGGTGGGAGACCAATGACCCTCCTGGCACGTTTCGTCTTGATATCGGCGTATTGGATAATGGCATGGGCGAGGCGCTGTACTTCGAACTTGAACGACTTATCGCTGATGCCAAACCTGCTAGTCGGCACCTTATTGGACTTAACATCATTCAGGATGTCGCCGGTTATGCCTACACCGGCGTCGCCCTGTATGACGGCGACATAATTACCGTTTACCCAGACCTAGAGAGCTAACCCGATGGCACAAAAATATAAAGCGGTACTGACCAAAATCGGCGCAGCCAAGATTGCCGCTGCGACCGCTGGCGGGACAAAAATCAATCTCACCCAAATGGCTGTCGGTGACGGCGGCGGCACGTTGCCTACGCCTGATCCGACACAAACCAAGCTGATTGCCGAGAAGCACCGCGCCGCGCTCAATAAAGTGATCGTCGACCCGAAACATAAAAACTATCTGGTAGCCGAGCTGGTTATTCCGCCGGAGATTGGTGGCTTTTGGATGCGTGAGCTCGGTCTCTATGATGAAGTCGGCGCGCTGATTGCGGTCAGTAACATGGCCGAGAGTTACAAGCCGCTGTTATCCGAGGGCTCAGGCCGTGCGCAGACCCTGCGCATGGTGGTGATTGTCACCGATATGGATACGGTGAATTTGCTGATTGATAGCTCGGCCGTGCTCGCCACACAGGAATACGTTGACGATAAATTGCTGGAGCATGAACAATCGCGCCGCCATCCAGATGCCACGCTCAAAGCGAAAGGTTTTACCCAACTGAGCAGCGCGACCAACAGCGACAGCGAGGTATTAGCCGCCACGCCGAAAGCCGTTAAAGCCGCGTTTGACAAAGCGACCGAGGCTGATGAACGCGCCCAAACCGCCGACGACAATGCGGGCAAGGCAAACGAGAACGCCAATACGCGCCTAGAAAAAAACAAGAATCTGTCCGATCTGAGCGATAAACCGCTGGCGCGTAAGAATTTAGCGCTTGGCACCGCTGCCACCTCCAACGTTCAAAAATCGGCTACGGATGACACTGCCAATGCATTGATGATAAATGGCGCATGGGGGCTGGGCGGCAGTACAACACCTGTTGATTTCGCGTCTATCGTGCCATCTGGTTTTGTTCAAGGTGCAGGTAATTCGCCTATTCCCGGAACGGTTCACTTCGGCATAAATATTCGCCATCAAGAGAGCTATGCGTTGCAATTTGTTGGGCGAAACAATCGTTTCTTTGCCCAAACAGTAGAGAACAAAAACTTTCGAGGGTGGGCAGAGTTATTCACTAGTGCAAATAAGCCAACGGCAAATGATGTGGAGGCGTGGCCTATTGCTACGCGAGGGAATATTGGAAACGGAACGTTATTTTCCAGCGCCAATCAGGTAGGGGTTTACATAGTATCTATTGCTGATACATCCACAGTTTCAGACTTCCCCAAAATTGGCAACACGCCGTTGTATGGTTACGGTTTTATGATCGTCACAAAAAATGGCGCGTCAATTAACCAATTGTATATGTCTCATCATGGACATATCGCTAACCGCCAATCGTGGAATAACGAAACAGGGTATGTTAACGGATGGAATATTGGCTATGGGACTATCAATAAGCCAACAGCAAGTGATGTCGGTGCATTGCCCATTGGGGGCGGGGCGCTAAACGGTAATTTGACCGTGAAAAATACATTACAGGTCGGTGGGGTCGGAAATGCCGCGTTAAATATTGGTGACAATGATTCTGGATTGCGCAGCTCTGTCGATGGTCAAGTGGATTTATATGCCAATAACAAAAAAATGGGGTATTGGAACGGTAACATTCTGTCATTCACTGGGCAGATTATCCCAACAAATTACGCGAACTTTGACGCTAAATATCAGGTAAAGGGCAACTATACCCCTGCAGGACAAGCTTATACAAAGGCTGAAAGTGACAATCGATTCCAACCAAAAGGAAGCTATACCCCAGCGGGACAGGCATATACCAAAGCGGAATCGGATTCACGGTATATCCAAAATACACAAATGGGCGCTGAAGAGTATAAGGACATCCCTTACCCCGGACAGGCAAGCCTACCGTGGGGTGCCTGTATCACGGCGATAGTAGGCACGACTAAAAGTACGGGGTCCGGGATTTCATTCCATATATCGAGGGTTTATTTCCGTCGCTTGCAAAAATATATCGGTGGCTCTTGGAAAAACTTCGCATAAGGAAAATACAGCATGATTTATAAAAATTTCACACCGTGTACCAACGAACGCGGCGAGGATGGCGCGCTACACCTCCAGTCTGAGGACGGTCAAGATTGGTATGATGTACGTGAAGAATTAAGCCCAGAAACGTTAAAAATAGCCTTTCAGGCTGACGGCGTTATTCGACAGCAAACCTATGATGCTCAGGGTATGTTTCCTGAAAACCTATCCGTTACAGAGATCAGCAAAGAGGATGTTCCTGATGAGTTACCGGAACGCCTTGATGGTAATTGGGTTTTTGATGGCAAAAAGATAGCTCCGCGTATAATTCCTGAGTCAGAGCTTATTGCTCAGGCCGAAGAAACCCGCGCACAGCTTATGGCCGAGGCCAATCAAAAAATTACGCCGCTACAAGATGCCTCGGATTTGGATATCGCGACGGAGGATGAATTAGCCCAACTTAAGGCATGGAAAACCTATCGCGTGTTGCTCAGCCGCGTGGATATCAGCATCGTGCCCGATGTTGATTGGCCAGTACAGCCAGTTGTGTGATTACATAATAAAATAAAAGCTCGAAATAATATTATTGCGAGCTTTTATGGTGGGATTTAAGTTTTAGTCATGAGTTTCTGCAGTACAGTCATAGTTATCTATCCTCGATACAAATTTATGCTACATCATGCCTACCAACGACTTATTGACTGAATCGTAGGTCATATTGGCTTCATTCTTTAGGCCGGATAGTAAATCACCAACAGAAGACGATTGAAGGCGCTCTCTCAGGTCTTCATCACAGCGCTGAAAGCTGATAGAAAACTCAATTTTTTTCGCCTTTCCGTAACGGTCAAACTCGGTATGTGTGGCCTGTAGCCCGGTCAGCACATACATCCCGTAAATCTGCCCAGCACCGCTGATTAAAGGCCACGGACGCCCAGTGTATGCCTGCGTTGCCAGAACGGTAAGAGATACGTCGCCGCCCGTAATTTCAGGATAAAGCACTCCGTCAAGATTGATCTGCGTCTCTCCTGCGCCGATGTACTGCCATTTTGCTGATCGGTTGATGCGGTCGTTTTTCACATGCCGCCAGTTCAGTGAATGGCTCAGTTGCTGGTAAGGCAGTGTCTTCAGTTCAAAAACGAACATCCCATATATCATCATCATAATGTTTCTTCCCCCTTAATATCTGTCTTTAAAGCTGCCGCGATTGAGTCGCGCGAGGCGGGCTATTTCGGCATTTACTGCGTCAGCGGCAATCCGGCCAATTTCACGCGCGTCCTGCCGGTCAACGCCGTGCAGGTGTACGTGGATTTCCCCCGTAAAGCCGTCAGTGGAAACCGGCCGTATGTTAGCGCTGCGGCTGACTGGAGGGAGTTCCGCTTGTTTGACGGGAAGCGATGCCGCCACGACTGCGGGGCGTGCGCTTAACCCGTTGTTTCTGACTGTGCTGGCCAGCTGCGATTCCTTCCATTCCCCACGAACGGCCAGCGCACGCGGCAGGTTTTTAAACACGATATCGCCAGGGCCGATCTTCTTCGTGTTATAGGCTGTCGCTTTGGTATTGCTGTCAATATTCTGCAACCGTCGCATAGTGCCGTTATCGCCGGTCAGCGGTGATGTGGGTTGTGGTGTTCCGGGGGGAGTGTTTTTCACCTCAACTTTTTTCGGCGCAACCTTGGCGATATCTCCCTGAAGGAGAGCGACTTTGCCCTGAAGAACGGCCATGCGCTGTGCGTCTTCGATCTTCTTCCTAGCTTTTTCGGCCTCATCTGGCAGAACACCGAGCTTTTCAAGGATCCAAGCTAATGTATCAAGCAACATTTTTGCAGGCGTAAGAACAAGCTGGAGCGCACCACCCAGAACGTTACCGAACACCTCACCGGCGCTGGCGCATTTATCCAGTGTTTCTTTGCTGGATTCCATTGGGGAAAGTAGAGATTTGAACCAGTTAAAGACCTGGCTAACAGCACTGCTTATCGCGTCAAAGATGGGGCTGAATTGCGCAAAGGTCTCACGTAATGGTGCCAGTCTCTCCATGATGCCGGTGAATACACCTGCAAAAAATGCTTTAAGAGGCTCCCAATAACGCCAGATAAGTAATCCGGCAGCGATAAACGCCGCCGCTATCAGGCCAATCGGACTAAACAGAAGTGACAGCGCTGTACCCAGCATAGATACCGCAGCAGTGACCATGCTCCATATGGCCGGTAAACCTGTCAGGCGAAGGGTGAGCATACCGAGGTTTTTAGTCAGTGCTCCCAGTGCTGCACCTGGTGCAAGAAATGCCCCCATAAGTGCGCCACGCATAGCGGGTATGATGGTTGAAACTCCCCGCATTTTCCCTGCTAATGAGCCGAGAACCGGTCCCCATCCGCGCACGCTTGCCATTGCTGGGCCGGAAGACGTGCCGAGTGTTCGGAGAGCGGTAATCGTTCCGGCTATGCCTCTGCCCCCTGTCAGCAGGGTAAAACCTAACTGGAGCTTAGCCAGCGGCCCCATCAGCAGGCCGATTGCCAGCGATGTGCCGCCAATGGCGGCAGTCAGTGCCAGAACGCTACCGCCGACAACCAGCAGGGATTGAGCGAGCTTCGGATTCTCTTTCGCCCATTGCGTCATATTCCCAACAACGTCACTCAGTCCCTGAGTCAGGGCGCGAAGCTGGTTATCGACGAGATCGTTAATCTGGATGCGGAAGCCCTCCCAGGCGCTGTCCAGATTCTTGAGATCGCCATCAAGGTTATCCGCCATTATTTTTGCGGCTTTCTGTGCTTCACCTTTGGCGTTTTTCAGTGATTC